AAATCAACCTCGCCAACGATTGGCGTGATGTCGATAGGAGGCATCTTTGCGTGAGGATCATCTCCATCCGCAGAGATAGCCGTTGCAAGCTCGAAGGACATTGGCACAGTGCCGCCGTTGAAGAGGGCACGGATGGCGCTCTTACGAGCCATGCGAGAGTAGTCGTCTACCCAGGGGCCACTACGACCGGCCTTGGAGCGACGACGAACCTTGTCGATGTCCACCTTCCAAAGCACCTCGAAGTACGACGAGCCGTCCTTAAGAACGGCGACAGCGTAGGCTGCTACGATCTTGTCGTCTGAGCGGTCAACGTCTCCACGAACACTGTGTTCAATGTTGGGGTGGAGTCCTGCGCTTACCTCGAACTTCTCGCCCTCGTAGACAACACGGGCATCGAGGCGGGCTACCTGGCCACTGCGTCGAGCAAGCTCCAGGTATCCTTTGTAGCCAATGATTGGCGTACACTTGTTGCCATAAGGAATGAAGTAGATGTGGCCCAGGGTGCTTCCGGGCTCCAAGCCAAGCTGCGCTGACAGCATTACGGATTCTGCCACGGAGATGCTGGTGCATTCCATAAGCTTTGGATTACGGCTGGCCTCCACAATCAACACCTTGCACATGCGCTCTGGAGTTAGATGATTGGGCAAGATGGATGCTACTTGGTCTTTCATCTTGTTGTTGATGAGGTCCTTGAACTTCTCCATCTTGGTGGGTGGCTTGTTTGCGATTTCGTTCTTGGCCATTAGTTGCCTCTCTTGTGTTGAATGTTCATTCGAAAGATTCGAGATGGTTCGCTGGTCTTAGTAAAAACTTTTGCGATTTCGGGATGTTCTTTACGCAGCGCCTTGGAATCAAGAGATGACCTGCCTTTGTTCATCTTCCAAGAGACAGTGCCAAAGATGCCGTTGAGACCGGCGTTGTCAGCGATGCGCTCTTTGATTTGATTTTTAAGCAGGGCTTCTCTCTCCTTCATTGATTTGATTTCCGTCTGGAGATCGTGAAGGTCAAAGATAAGCTCTTCTTCCACTGGGTCAGCGGTCCTGTACTCTTCACTTGGGTCGCCAAACTTGTCCTGTAAAAACTTGTCAGCAGCAGACGAGCCATCGATTGGTGGTGGTTCGCCACCCACAACGTGCTTCTTCCACCAGTCGCCGCACTTCTTGACCAGCCTCTTCTCGGTCTTCTTGTCTCGAAGCAACGTGTATCGACGAAACTCATCGTTGACTAAGAACAGAACAGCAAAGTCCCAGCGGTCAATGTTTGTGCAGGCCATGTACCATGCCGCCTGTGTGGCATAGTAGACAGGTACGCCAGAACCAAGGTCTTCTCCCCAACCGTCGACGCTACGCGCCGTTTTGATTTCCAACCCGAACCGGCTCTCCCCGGAACTGACGTACCTGTCAGGTGATGCAAGCATAAATGGTTTGGGGCCAACGATGGGCATCTCGTTGCCTTCTAAAACCTCCAGACCTGTCTCTTCCTGATACCATGTCGCAATCGCGGACTCTAAAAGGCGACCCCGCCGCATTGCGTTTGTTTCTGGAATCTCCTCAGCGAGACCTCTCTTTGCTGCCCAAACGTCCATGGGCGAGGACCACTTTGATAATCCAAGGACTGCGGCAATATCAGACCCGCCAAGCCCTTTCATTCTAGCTTCGTACCATCCATCAGGTTTAGGCAAAACACCCTCCATGCGATATGCTGTTTCTATGAAAGACAAAATTAGTCATCAAGGAATCGCAAGAGCGGCCAAGTATGCACAAAAAGCCATGGACTCTGGAGATGCTCCAGAGCGTGCCTTGGCGCGAGGCAAGAGCCTCGAACGTCAAGGGCTGCTTAGAAATGATGGGTCGGTCCAAAAGATTCATCCTGACGAGCGGCGATCAAGCCGTAGGCGTCTTACGGATTAGCTTTCGCTTCCCCGTTCTTGGGTTGCTTTTCTTAGCGGGCGCATCAGTAGCCGCTTTGATTTCGATGTCGTCATCCTCTGTCTTTGTGATGGCACCTTCAAGCTTGGCGATAGCTTCGTTCGCGCTCAACTGTCCAGCAGCAAGCATCTTGAGAAGCGCAAGCGTTGCTTCGTTGTTCTGAGGATCAGTCTTTACATTCACGTTCACAGCGGGCGCACCGTTGTGATACTGCACGTCCTCTTCGCCTCGCTCGTCTGTCCATCGAACACCAAGCAAAAGAATGGCTTCGCCGTTGTCCTCACGGATTTCTACTTCAAAATCACAGGGTTGCCAGTCTCCGTTGGCCTGAATGTTTAGCAGGGTCTTGCGTTGACCATCCAATGCAGCAGAGATCATGTTGTGCCAGGTCGCTTCGTCAACCGCACTCAAGAGATTCACAACTCGCCATCGAGCAATCATTTCTCTAGAGCGGTTGCTTTTGTCTTCATCAACTGTGACCTTGTTTACCATTTGGTTGGCAATGGTAATCAACACCGAGGGGTCGGTAACCTTCTTGGTGTTTCGCTTGTCATCCATCAAGGATTCTTGCTGTTCTGGAAGGATCGACACGGGCATCTCCTGTTTTTATTCTAAGTTGTTGCCGATCCAAAAACTGACCGGCCCAAAGAACTTGGCGCATTTCGTGAACCCTGTCAAGGGTGGGTTCGCATTTTGCGCCCAATCTGGTATAAGGTCTTTGAAATGAACACTTCATATAGAATCTTTGGTCAAAATCTCCACTACCTGATCCGCGCAAAAGGCGTTGGGATGAGGGCTTTTGCTCGCGAGGCGGGCATCGACTACTCGCTTCTCAAGCGGTACATGTCAGGCCAGGTTGCTCCTCGCAAGCATCGCCTCGAAGCTCTTTCCGCGCTGCTTGGTGTGAGCCCAGGTTCTCTGATGTTTGATGACCTTGTACCTGAGATAGAGGAGAGCACCAATGTTGTTTGTGGGGATTGATCCGGGGAAGGACGGCGCACTCGTAGCCATTGATGAAGAGGGCATCGTGCGTGACGTGGTGATGACTAAGTCGAGGTTCACCGTGCCTATTGGCAAGGGGTCTAAGCGAGAGTACGACGCAACCGCCATGGGCGACTATCTGACTAAGCTACACGCCACTCAAGGTGTGAAGCTCGTCGCAATTGAAAAGCAGCAGGCCCGCCCTGGACAGGGAAGGACCTCGATGTTTTCAATCGGGGTAGGCTATGGGCTTTGGCTTGGCGTGGTTGGAACTCTTGGTATCCCTTTCTCAATTGTTCACCCCACTACCTGGCAACGAGATGTTCTTCGAGATGTCCCTGGTGTTGGGAAAGGCAGGGCGATCTTGCTTTGCAAGCAACGGCTGCCGGACTTAGAGCTTGCACCCGGCAGGAGGCAAAAGTCTCACGACGGGATCGCTGATGCAGCCTGTCTTGCAATGTGGGGATTCAAGTCGATGCTTGGAAAGATGTAATGATTTGTCAGCGTCGTTGACATGAAAACAGTTTTCGCTATGGATTAGAGACAAAGAAGGACCGATGGAAAGATGAGCGACGAGGCAGGACCGACAGGCGTATTGATTGATGTAGATGAGTGGAAAGCTGTTAGAGACGCCATGGATGGACCCTGGCCCGCACGCTTGGCCGAGATTGATTTGGCCTTCATCGAGCTTGAAACAGGAGCCGTGCCACCACGGCGAAAGCTTATGAAAAGGTGGGGGACCACCGAAAGAAAAGCCCGCACCATTGTGCAGCGGCACAAGGCAAAACGTCCCACCCTTATCGCAGAACCGTCCCAAAAACATACCGTTGAGGACACCCAAGTTACTGGAATCACTGCTGTAGACGAGTCAACACCGTCCCAAGTCAATGTGGTTAGCGTCCCAAAACCAAAAGACATATTTGCTGACAATGTACAGCTTGTGTTCAAAGCATGGGAGGTGGCTCAGTTTCAGAGAACGCGCCGCCGCAACAAGCTTACCGCTGGAAGAAAGAAGACAATCAGGGCAGCGCTGAAGGGTGGGCACACTGTAGAAGATCTTGTGCTTGTGGTGCGTATGGCCTTCGAGTACCCGGAGGGAGACTATCTTGTCGATGGCTGGAGGAGCGGTGGGTACATGGACATCGCCAACCTGCTCAACCGGGACAAGGTTGATAGGAACGTGACCCTGGCTGTGGAACGATGGAATGGAACTGAATGGGTATTCAGTGGAAAGAAGCAGCAT